CACCTTTTTCTAATTCAATTTTAGATTCGATTTCCATAATATTATCTTTAGAATTTTCATAAATTACGGCGTCCTCATATCGAGGCTTGCCAACAATTGCAAGATGTCTTGCATTTACAGTTTCTATTTCAACCTCGTAAGGAAGTCCTAGATACTCAAACTTCTCTCTTTCACCATTCACTACTTCTGGCACAATAACCTTATCCGCTGTCCAAGAAGTAGATACTGCACCTAATTTATCCGCCGCCTCTATAGAGTCTTGCTTAAAAGCAGAAAACTCGCAATAATATTTACCATCTGGCTCTAATTTAGTGCCGTCCTTTAAAAGGATCCCTTCACTATTACAAAATACTCTTTCAACAACACCACCCACCATTGGATCATTCATGTCTTTTGGCTGGTTATGAAAAACTACTACAGGAACGCCAACAAATGCTTTTGCAATCTGGTCAATATGTTTGTTAATTAAAACTTTTGACCAAGTATTGTGTTCTGGGTAATTACATATTCCCGCATACATCATGCAGGCAATATATTTTTTATGGCCAGAAGTTTCATCAATACTGTTTAAATATATTTTTCCCTCTTCTAGCACTTTTTAACCCTAAAAAATAAATTGATATTTTATCAATCTTTTTTGTTGACATTTGCTTTTTATCATTATAGACTATCCAACGAGCGGGCTGGATAGCCTAAAAAAATAAAAAGAAAAATATCTAAACAAAAAATGCTACTTTTTGTTTTAAAAAGATTTAAACTAGCCATAGCATTGTTATAATTTACTAAAAATAAAAGATAAGTCAACTATTTTATGGACTCAATGGTGATTATATACTTATTTCCCCTAATTTCTCTTGATAAGTTGTTTCGCTCCTTTATTCTGTAAGCATTATCAACAAAAAGATTTTTTATGAGAAATTTTAAAAACTTAATGGACTTCACAACTTTCTTCAAAACAGAAGAAAAATGTCATAAGTATTTGAAGTCAATTTTATTAGGGGATTGGGTGTGAATCCCGCTTTGGGATTCTTATCAAAATTCTTATAATACTTGATTGAGGTAGTTGGATAAAAATTAAAAAAGAAAAAGGGTGAAAAGTAAGCTGAGAGATATAGAGTTTTCTTACCAAAAATTTTAACCCTTCTTACTTTGGTAAGTAAAAAAATGTAATGAATTATGATAAAAAATAACCACAATTTTAAGTTTATTGATCTATTTGCGGGAATCGGAGGTATAAGACTTGGTTTTGAGTCTGTTGGTGGCGAGTGTGTTTTTTCCTCTGAGTGGGATAAGTTTGCTCAGGACACATATGAGGCTAATTTTGGAGAAAGACCCCATGGAGATATAACAAAAATAGACCCTAAAAGCATACCAAATCATGATATATTATTAGGAGGGTTTCCATGTCAAGCATTTAGCATATGCGGTGATAGGAAGGGGTTTTCGGATACGAGAGGAACTCTATTTTTTAATATAGAAGAAATTTTGAAAATAAAGAAGCCTTATGCTTTCATGTTAGAAAATGTGAAAAATTTAAAATCTCATGATGGCGGTAGAACTTTTAAAGCAATTATCGATCATCTGGAAAATCTGGGATACTTTGTGCATCATACGGTTTTAAACTCTCTTGATTTTGGCGTTCCACAAAAGAGAGAAAGAACAATAATTGTTGGATTTAAGGAAAATATTAAATTTTCTTTCCCAAAGGCTTTGGGAATAAAGCCTAATTTATCTAAAATTCTCGAGAATGATGAAGATGTAGATCAAAAACATTATGCTTCCAAGGAAATTCAGAAGAAAAGAATGGAAAAGGTTAAGATTAATTATCCGACCCCGTCAATATGGCACGAAAATAAAAGTGGAAATATATCGGCACTCGAATATTCCTGCGCATTAAGAGCTGGCGCATCATATAATTATCTTTTGGTAAATGGTGTTAGAAGACCAACATCAAGAGAATTATTAAGACTGCAAGGCTTTCCAGATTCTTTTAAAGTTGTTGTTCCATATACTCAATTGAGAAAGCAGGCTGGAAACAGTGTTTCTGTTCCAGTTATTAAGGCTGTTGCAAATGCAATGTTGGATAGTATCAAGCGTAAAGCACCAGAACAATATCAAATTCAATTATTCAACTCATGGGAAGAAAAGCGTCTAGCGATATAGACTTAGCTAAAATAGCGTTTGAGGCTAATTTTAAAAGTAAGGCGAGTTATTTAATAAAATCAGTTGCTGATCTAAAAGGAAATGAATTGCCAAAAGCTGATTTAGTTATTGGCGGCTTTCCATGCCAAGATTTCTCTTTAGCTGGTAAAAGAAAAGGATTTACCGCTGATAGGGGCAGGCTTTATCAAGAAATGGCAAGAATTATTAGAGAAGTAAAGCCAAAAGCTTTTGTTGCGGAAAATGTTTATGGATTACTTTCAATTGATGGAGCGGTAGAAACGATAAAAAAAGATTTACAACTTCTTTCCGAACAAACAAAAGCTTTTGGAGAAATCTACTTAAAGAAAGAATTAATAAAACCAAAAGAAATTTATATAAAATTAAATTCTGATAAATCTCAATTATCTTTGGCTCGCAAAAACAATACTCACATATTAACTTACTATTTCCACAAGCACCACTACGATTACGACGCTACCATCACTATAGAAAGCGCGGGGGCTGGTGGATTATTTATTTTATCAGATATTCTTGAAAAAAAATTCCTTTTAAGTGAAGAATATATTGATAAAATTATTGACGAAATAAGTTCTTAGCGTTATCAAATAATTTATTCCTTTGCTTACTATCATCACCATACGCGTCATCAGTAGCCTTAGAATGTATTGGTTCTGGTTGAGGCGGGGTTTCTTCTGGCACTTCGTTAATATCCACTTCCAGCGGTGTCAATCTTAAAATATTAGATTGCTCCATTACTTGCTTTGGAGTGAGCCATTGTCTATCGCCAAATCTAATTAATAAATCTGCTTGTAGGTTCTTTAGATTAGCGTCTTCAAGAGGTGTTAAAACTCTTAATGGATTAAATATAATTCTAATAACCTCTTCTGGGAGTTTGCCAAAACAAACCATGCAACCGATTTCTGCAATCATTTTCAATTCTGAACGAGTAGAGCCGTTGCGGATCGTTGACTCAATCATTGAGTTATAATTTTCTAAATCGTCCTCGCCAGAAGAAAAGCCCTTTGAGCCAGTCCCGAATAATTTAGAAACAGGAAATTGCAGAGCAGAGGCAAGCTCTATGCGGTTTTGCTCTTTTAATTCTGGTAAGCCGTTAAAATTAATCTGTCTTTGAATATAATCGTCTTCCGAATCTAAAGCTAAACCATTATTTAAGCCCTTCATTAAGCCAGCTATTGTAGCCTTAGTTTGAACTGCCGCTGCACCAGCTTCACTTTCAAAAGCTTCATTTAATCCAGCAAATTTAAAAATATCAATTTTTGCTTGGTCGATATAGTTGGCGGTCATATCGTTAAGCTTGTAGTAATTAGCCAGCGGCCTAATTAATTTTTCTACAACTGACATTCCCCAACCCCTCAAAAGCCGTCTTAATTGAGTTGGCGCAACCTTACCCTCCATTCTCAAAACTCTGCTTTTATGAACTTTTTGCCCATTCCAATAATAAGGACATTGGTTTTTCCTGTTAAATTCATTTACTGGTTTAGAATCGGCGTTAAAATCAGTGATTTTAGAAGTGCCGTCCCATGCTGCATAAGGTTGTGTTTCGTTTAAATCCCATAAGTTAGCATCTATAAATTGTATTTTTTCACCTTTCTTTATATTTTCAATCTTAAACTCCGTAGATAATGAACGACCATCAGAAATAATCATACCGCCACCGCCGAACAATCTAGCCCATTTTTTAGTATTTTGGAAAATCTCCATCACATTGCTAGACTCTATCCAGTCATAGACTTTTTTAAGCTCTTTTGAATTAAACTCTTTATCAGAAGTGTCAATTTGAAAACCTCCGCGAAAAGCATCTTCTACTGGTAAATCTACAAAGGTTTGGACAATGCCTTCGTTTTTATAAAGATAATTTAAAACCCAGTAATTATTTGAAAATAGATAAGGTTGACTTGCAGCCTGAATTACAGTGATTGCATCGGTGCTGTAATTAGTATTTACAGGCAAAGGAACGCTAAAATTATTAGGAGCGCTTAATTCCGACAGGGAGTTATTGCGTGTTTTGATTGGATTATAATTACCTATTCCTAAATTTGCTGACATTCATAATCACATTCTCCGCTCGAGTTAATATTATTTAAATCTTCTCATTATTGGTTAATTTTGTCAATGCCATTTCTAATACCCTATAATCTCTTGACTCAATACCATCCTTACTTATTCTCTTCCTAGTTTCTTCTTTTTCTTTCGGCGTAGGTTTTAAATCTTTAGAATATGTTATTATTGGGTTAGAAATTTCTTTCATGGCCTCTTTAATGCTTTTTATTAAAGTTTCATTTGAAATAAATACTGGCAATTTGCTAAAATTGTGAAAAGCAAGCTTGCATTTCCAGCGAAATTTACCTATGCGACATGTAGAGCATTGATAACATTCCTGCTCCATATAAAAATATGGTTTCGGAATTTTAAACCACAATCTTTTTATTATTGGACGACTTCTCCAATAAAAAACATAATCTACATCAATAAAAAAACCATTAATTCGAATTAGTGTCATCATTATTTGTTTGCTTTTCGTGCCATTATACTATGCGCTATATCTGCCATTGTTGAACGAGGCTTGGAAATAAGCTCTGCTAAAGCGTAGCGAATTGCATCGATGCAATGATTCCACTTGTCCACAAACTTGTCAAGCACTATTTCAGTTCCCGACTCGTCCTCTTTAACTTCATACTTGTAATTCTGAAATTCTTCAATAGTTTTTACACATCTTGGGTGAATAACAATATTAAATCTTCTTATAAAGTCAATACCTGATTTAACATATCCATCACTTTTTTGTTTTTCTAACGGGTCTTGTGATACTGTGGTTTTTTTGACTGATTTAATCCTAAGACCTTCATTTGCAAGCTTCTTAATTATGTCGGGCCTTGAGCTATCGCCATAAATTAAAGGCTTTCTTTGTAGAATATCTGGTACTGATTCTTGCAAAAAGCCCACCAAATCATCCAATAAAACTTGCGTTCTATAGGCTTCTCGGATTATATAAAGTGTTGTGTCAACTATATAACATTCCACATAGGTTGTGGGGTCATTCCAACCAAAGTCCATACCTGCAAAAATACGCTTTTTTAGCATCATTTCAATAGGGTGTTGCTCAAAAGGCTCTATTTTATAACGATCTTTGAAAACTATAGCATTGCTTTCTGTTTTAGGATTTCCTTCCCAAATATGCAAATATTCATCATAATTCATCTGTTTACAAAGCTCCATTTCTGCCGCAAGTTCTGTTTTTGAGAAAAATGGATTGTCGTAATAATTTACTTTTTGGAAAATTGCGTAGAGTTTCCATCTTTCTTTAAAAGTAGCTGCCTCTAGGTCTATTCCTTTGTTGCATGGTTGCAAAGAAATATAAATCTTATTTTCTATCCTAACCAAAGAATTTTCGTTGTATTCAATGCTTGGGTCATATTCCTTGATATTTTCAAATCTCTGCACAAACATTTGATAAGTGGCGTCTGTGGCGTATCTAGCGTTAAAACTAATCCAAATTTCAGAGTTTTCAAAGCGAATTGTTGGGATTAGAATATTCCACCCACTAGCATCAATTGAATGCGCCTCTTCCACCCAGCAAATAGTGATACCTTCCATTGATTTAATTTCATCAATGTTGTTTTGCAAGCCTTTGAAGATAAACTCACTTTCAAGCTCTGGGGAGCCTCTAAAATTGGTTCTAATGCTGGTTTTTGTGATGGTAAAATATTCCACAAGGCCTAAACGAGCAATTGCGCCAGTAAGGAGGGAGTGAACGGAATCAAGAATTGAGTTTTGATAGGCGCGTGTGCAAAGTATTTTTTCTTTGCCTTGGAAGGCTCTAACCACTAAACAAGCAGCTATCGACCAACTTTTTGAAGCTCCCCGACCTCCATGAGATACTTTATAGCGGGCTTTTTCGTTTATAAAGTAAAGTAGCTTTGTTGGTATGTTAAAATTTATTTCAGCCATCTTAATTAAATTCCATCAACTCTAATCAAAATTCCCTTCTTTTCCATGAGGAATAACTTTAAAGACGATTCTAATTCTTTATCTAAACCCTTTTCTTCGGCAGCTTTTAACCTTCTACTGATGCCTTCCTCTGAAACCCCAAGCCATTTAGCGAATCTTTTATTACTAGTGCCTTCGGCTTTCAATAATTCAGAAATAGTGGATTTTTTATATTCTCGCTTTTTATTGGTCATAATATGGTTAAGTAGTAGCTTTAATTTGTTGGTGGATTATCTAGGTAATGCTCCTAGCCAGTCTCTCGACGCAAGATTTACAGTCTTGTCCGCGTCTTTAACGGAATACTAATCCTTATTAAATTCAGAAAACTCTTTAAACTCGGCAATTCTCCAACCCATAGCTATCTTTTGCAAAGCATCTAGGTTTTTTTTAAGATACCCCTCGGCAGTCTCTAATTTTTCAAAAATAGCAACTCTAGGGCCTTCTTTTTTATCTTCATTGTTTACAGTTAGCGGCCAAATGCCTGCTGGGGTCAGTAGTTCTATTATATACATATTTATTCTTTTTTAGCGCCGTCAACGCCATTAATATTAATTTGGATAGGAACATTAATTCCTCCGCCCTTTTTACCCTGCTCTTCATCATCGCTACCCTTAGCCAAGTTTATCAAGAATTTCGTAGATTCTAAACGAACTTGAGGATTAATTGTCGAATCGTAAGCCAACTCCTCCACATTATCTTGCAGCTTTTCAATCTTAGTTTTGCCGCTAGCGTCTCTAATATTCAACCTTCTTCTAAAAAAAGAAGCAGCAGCCTCTCTTTCGCTCCATTCGTCGAGAGGAGTCATGGCATCATCTATTTTTTTCTGAATTGAATTTAATGCGTCACCCATTTATTGCTCTTATTATTTTTACAATTGTTTCTAATTTAGGCTTACTTCTGCCATTAATTATACTTGACACACTTTGCCTA